AGTTAAATCAATATTATTCAATTAAACATAATTATGAAGTTAAGAAACAAGAAAAAATAAATAAAATTATTAAAAATCCAGAATTATCATTAAAACAAAAACAAGATGCTTATTCTAAAGTTAAAATGAATTGTATGAATTGTGGTAGACGAGTTGGAACTATTTTTGGCAATGATGATGGTGTTTTATCTGCTATTTGTGGAGATAAAACAAATCCATGTACTTTAAATATTAGTATTAATACAGGAAAATTTGTCCAATTACAAGAATTAATGGGTGCTTTTCAAGACGGGATAGATGATAGTAAAACAGATATTATAATGACTAAATTGGATTTATTATTTGGATATGAGAACGAAACTATGGTTTTATCTACATTTAAAAAAATAAAAAAAGAATTATTGGATGATTTAGAAAGTTTAATGATATATAGAACTAAATTTATTGAAGTAATTGAAAATCTTGATAATAAACCCGAGATTAAGATAAAAGTAGATTTGTATTATGATAAAATTGATTTAATTAAAAATACGATTGATGAATTTGATGAAACTGGGCAAATTAATCTTATTAAAGATATGATAGTTGTTTATCAAGATGAATTAATGCCTATCATAAATGATTTAAATAATTTAAAGTATAAATATTATGCTATGGAATTAAATGAAGATGATAATACACACCATTTAATTAAGAAACAATATACTATTTCGCAATTATTAGATACATTTGTAGAACCAGTTGTAAATAGTTTTGAAATGAATAAAAATGGTATTAATTCAGAAAAGGTTAATATGGATGAATTAAAAAATATGGGAAAAAGACTTCAAGTTGATGATCTTGATTGGGGTGATGATGATGAACAAGAATCAAAACAAGAATCAAAACAAGAATCAAAGGAAACTATTCCAAAAATTAAAAGGATTGTTAATGATAAAACTGGACAATATGGTAATAAAGATATTATTATGTTTGGTAATAAGATAATTGTTACGGAGAATGATTATGAAGTAAATCAAGGAATTATTGAAAATAATAAAAAAGTATCAATTGAAGCATCAAATAATAAAGAAAAATATCAACAAGAAATGATTTATGTGGCTCCTAGTCATCCTGAATTAGTTGCTATAGATAAGAATACGGGTGAGATATTTGTAGTTGATCTAAATACAATGCCTAAATATACATCACCTATACCTATAGAAGGTGTATCGTCAACATCACCTATAGAATCACCTCCTTCATCCCATACACCAGATTATTCTCCACCACGCACACCAGAAGGTGTATCGTCAACATCACCTATAGACTCACCTCCTACTCATTTATCGAATAAAAGTATAATTAAAGATAATGAATACGATGAAGATGAGAATTATAATATAGGTGATTAAATTCAAATTTATAATAAATTTTTAATAAATAATTATTATAAATGAGATTTCTTAATTTACCTGCGTTCTTAATAAGTTTTTTATTTGGAATATTATATGTTTACTTTACCAATCCTACTCCTGATAAAATAACTGTGTATCCAACCGACGATAATAAGCATCTATTTCAATTTAGGGACAAAGTTAATAATTGTTTTCAATTAAAACAGAATATTGTAAAATGTTCAAATGATGTTGAAGAAATCCCAATTCAATTATAGTTTATATTATCATAATATATATGGAAATTAAGAAGTTTTTTAATACTGAGACGGGAAAAATAATTATGTCAATATTATTAGGTCTAGGATTAGCAACATTGTTTAGAAAAAACTGTCATGGTCGTAGTTGTTTTGACTTTATAGCCCCAACTTTAGATGATATGAAAAATAAGAAATATAAATATGGTAATAAATGTTTTAATTATGAACTAGAATCTATTATTTGTGATAATAAAAAGAAATCTGTGGATTTTGCGTAAATATATATTTCTATCAATCTTATTAGTATATTAGATATGGCTGATACTACAAGTCTTACCGATTTACCAACGGATCCTGTGGCAGGTGGAGGAAGCGAGCAAAATGTTGTCCTTCAAACAAGTGAAATATCTACCAATTATGACCCGAATTCAACTCCTAATACAGCAGGTAGCGAAATTGCTGATCAAAAAATGATGAATGAAGTGGTTACAGGTATTCAACAAGCAAACGCTAGTGGTGGTTTAGAATTACCTTCGAGAGATATTCCCACCAATACTGTTCATTTTGCAGATGAAGCAGTTCAACCGAATTATGTTCCACAGAAAGAACAAGAAGATTATATTCAAAATACAGATACTGAACAAGAAATTTTAGCTAGAAGAATGAAAAATAAAAATTCTCGTGATTCTTTAGAGATTTTATATGATGAATTTCAAATCCCTATTATTATTGGATTATTGTATTTCATTTTTCAACTACCAGTCGTCAGAAGTAAATTAACAACTCTTATACCATCGTTGTTCAATAAAGACGGTAACCCTAATTTATCCGGCTATATTTTTAATAGTATATTCTTTTCTCTTTTGTATTATGTAATATCTAAATCAATGGCACATCTTCAAAGCATTTAAAATTTTTATAATATTTTATAATATTTTATAAAAAAATTGATATAAAAACAATTTGAATTTATATTAATTATAACAGAGAATGAGTAACGAATTAAGTAAACACGATTACATTATGGTAAAGGATGCTTTGAATGCTATAAAGATAGCAGAATGCGAAGACTTTGTCAAAAATTTTGATAATAATCATACAGGATTTATGTTTTCAGAGCATCCATCAAGTGATAAAATTTACCAAAATATTAAATATGCTGGACATTCTGGATGTTCTATGGCGTGTACAATGAGAAATGCGCAATATTATTTAAATAATATGGATGAATGGGCTAACATCGAATCTAATTTTGAAAATATTCCTGAACTACCAAACACTAATATAGATTAACTAATAATAATTTAAAGTATAAAAGTTATTATTATTAATATAATGGAAGATTCCCCTATTACTGTTATGGACGCTTTTACAAATGATATTATAACATCATCTGATGTTTTTGAAGAAGGAAGGAACGATGAAGTTAATTATGATACTTTGAATGATTTAAGTAAAATGAGGTATAAATTAAATTTATTAGAATCAATGATTTATAATGATTCTTTTTATTTGAAGAAATCAGTTGATGATGATGTTCCAAAAAACAATCCCACTGATGACGAAGAAATAATGATTGATAAAATAAAAAAAAGAATAGATCAATTGGAGAATACTGTCAGTGTTGTTATTAAAAAGAAACAATGTCAAAATAGATTAGATTATTTAGAGCCTCTAGTTTTTTCTTTGTTACAAAATGATTTATTTAAAGAGAATTAATTTAAAAACCACAACCATAGCAATCACTAGCAAATACACAGTCATTTGATCCACCTCCAGGGAATTGACATCCCCATCTATCATTACCTACATTAGTACAACCGTCTTTACATGTGCTTCCAAACCAATAGGCACCTGTTAACCAAGGAACATATCTGGGAGCATATCCAGGATAATAATCTGGAGAATATCTTACTACGGGTGGTGGTCTATAACGATATCCCAAATTACCACCATACCATCGTCTTCCTCCTCTTCTATGACCTCCACGTCCGCGTCCTCCACGACCACGTCCTCCATGACCACGTCCTCCATGACCGCCGCCTCCACGACCACGAATACCTTCTAGAATGCTAAATGTTTCTTTTACTGGATCAAACACAATAAGTATTAATATAAATACAAATAGTATAATTATACTGATATATTTCATATAATTATACATTAGATTTAAATGTTATTATTGATTATAGTATATATGTTATGATTATTTCATTATTATTTACCTATTTATTATTAAATGTGGTTAAATCTATCAATATAACTAATTATTTAAATATAGAGCCAATATACTCGTCTCGTTATTTATTATCGTCAGATTATTTTAATTCTAATTCAGAAAATACTGTAACAACAAATCCAGATGATCCACAATCTGTATTTGCCATAGATGTAGACGGAGACGGTGATATAGATGTGTTGGTAGCATCACTCAAAGATGATACTGTCGCGTGGTATGAAAATAATGGGTCGGAAAGTTTTACAGAACATATCATTACAACTAACGCAGACGCAGCTCGTTCTGTCTTTGCCATAGATGTAGATGGAGATGGTGATATAGATGTATTGGTAGCATCAAATCGTGATGACACTGTCGCGTGGTGGGAAAATAACGGGTCTGAAAGTTTTACAGAACATATCATTACAACTAACGCAGACGCAGCAAGATCAGTTTTCGCTATTGATATTGATAGTGATGGTGATATAGATGTATTGGTAGCCTCAAACCGCGATGATACTGTCGCGTGGTGGGAAAATAATGGGTCGGAAAGTTTTACAGAACATATCATTACTAGCTCTTCAGACCAACCACGTAAAGTATTTGCTATAGATATAGATGGAGATGGTGATATAGATGTTTTATCTGTATATTATGGAGATGATACTATTGCTTGGTGGGAAAATAATGGTTCAGAAAGTTTTACGGAACATTCAATTACAACAAGCGCTAGTGGTGCGATAGATGTATTTGCAATTGATGTAGATGGGGACGGAGATATAGATGTTTTATCTGCTGCTTTTAGTGATAATACATTTTCATGGTGGGAAAATAATGGTTCGGAAAGTTTTACAGAACATATAATAACTAATTCAGCAACTGGTGCTAATGTGGTATATGCAATAGATATAGATAATGATGGAGATATAGATATAATAACCGCAGCCAATACAGACGCTACATTATCTTGGTGGGAAAATAATGGTTCAGAAACTTTTACTGAGCATATAGTATCAAGTAGTATAACTGATATAACATCATTTTTTGCTATAGATGTAGATGGTGATAATTATATTGATATAATTACAAGTTCTGGAACTAATGATAAAATAGTTTGGTGGAAGAATTTAATGAATATTCCGTCATCACAACCATCAAGTCAACCTTCTGGACAACCTTCTGGACAACCTTCTGGACAACCTTCGAGTCAGCCTTCTAGTCAACCATCCAGTCAACCTTCTGGACAACCTTCTGGGCAACCTTCGAGTCAGCCTTCTAGTCAACCATCAAGCCAACCTTCAAGTCAGCCTTCTAGTCAACCATCCAGTCAACCTTCTAGTCAGCCTTCTAGTCAACCTTCAAATCAGCCTTCTAGTCAGCCTTCTAGTCAACCATCTAGTCAGCCTTCTAGTCAACCTT